ATGAATGCCGCCGACCACCGTCACGGCGCGCTGTCCGATTTCCTCGCGCTCACTGACGGCCTGTCCATCGCTCGAATCGCGCAAACGCTCCGCTGTTGCACTCGCACCGTTCGGAACTACGTCGCCGGTCGCTCGCCCATCCCATGGCATCGCATCGAGCTACTTCGATTACTCGTACGTGAAGCCGATGCGCCAACAGCCGGCGCCGTCGCGGCGTCGGCGAATGAACAACCGGCCGTTGTCGCGAACATCGAGCCCGATCCGGCGTCGCCGGACGTGACGCCCGACGAAATGCTCGCATGGGTCGGCGTCCATGCGTCGCATTACCTATCCAGTCAACGCAGCTTCGCATACTACGTGCGCGGCTGGAGTGTCGCCGACAAGATTCGACGAGCCAAGCACGAAGGTACGTTCGCGGCCGTTCTCGCGAAATGGCGTGCGCTGGCCGTTGAGCTTCCGCGCATGTGGCGCAGCGGCCCGCTATGGACTGGCATCGGCCCGCCCGCGTACCGACCCCGAGAAAGCTAACTGTAACATTGTGTTACTCTGCCGCTTTCGTTTCACCAACACAAAAAGGACAATCCATGACCTTTTCCGGGGTACGTCGCGCATGCGGCGTGTTTGCTGTCGCCTGCATTTCGGCGTTCGTGACTCAATCCGCGTCGGTGGCCGCGCCGACCGCCTACCACGTCAAGGACGGCACGTGGCTCGGATGCGATACGAAAGACCGCTTCTACAAGATCATGTCTTTCGACAAAGTCGCATTCCGGAAAGCCGCTGTCAGCGCGATCGAGGCCGGCAATTGCACGTTGTTCCGCGCCGGCCAAACGGTCTACCTTGGCGATGTGCCGATCCTTGGCGGTGTGATTCAGCTTCGCCGCGAAGGCGAGACAGAGGAATACTGGACGAACCGAGAAGCAATCAGCACCAAGTAAAGCGCCGCAGCGAAAACGCACCACGAAGCCCGCGCAAGCGGGCTTTTTCACGTCCGCAGTATCTGCCGAGCGGCGGGCATTGACACAGCCTTGCGCCGATCAAATACTGTATATCCATACAGCATTTGTTTTCCGCATCATGCCCCGCGACGACGACGCGAACGTATTGGAATTTTTCGATGAGCGCGCCGCGATCATGACCTTCGATGGCGGTTTGCCGCGCCATGACGCCGACTTTCGGGCGATGGTCCGCACGCGCATGTACTTCGAGCCACGCGGCATCCTCATGCCGTCGGGCAGTTATTTTTCGTCGTTCTGGAACCGTGAATACGGATGGAACGACGATGCCGGAACAGTCGTGACGTTCCCGTGCGCGGTCGCGCTGTTTGCGATGTGGAACGCGGCGAAAGAAGAAGCCGACCGCGCCGGACGCCTCTACGCGTCGCTGCTGCCGCGCGCGAACCGCCCGACTTGATAGAATCCCGGCCAATCATCCGAACAAACTGAGAGAGGCCGACGCGCGATGCGCCGAGGCTGCATATTTCGAGGGGCACGCGCATGTTGAGAAAAATCGCAGTCGTCGGCGATACGTTGTCGAGCGGCGGTAGCGTCCTGCCGCACGGCGGGCCGCCCGTCACGATGAACGGGCATCAGGTTGCGTTGATCGGTGGCCCGGCTTTCTGCGCCGCGTGCAAGGCGACGGGCGTTATCGCGAAAGCTGGCGGGCCGTACCGCATGAGCATGGCGGGCGAATCAGCACTCGATCGGGACATCGTGCTGTGTGGATGCCCGAAGCCGCCCAAGATCATTGCGGGGCTCGGCGGCGAATCGTGGTGCGACGACATGATCGAGGGGCACGGCAAGGTGATATCGAGCCTGACCGCGACGGGCGGCGTTGCAGCGGTCAAGAAAGGCGCGTTTGATGAGCAGGTGAAGGCGACCGAGCATCAGGTCGCGGGCTTGCCGTACTACATCGAAACCGCCGACGGCCGCGTGCACTTCGGGCGCCTGGACGCGAGCGGGACATTGCCGCGCGTCTACACCGGGGACGATCCCGGTTCCTACACCGTTCATTGGGGCGACGACGCGCTCGCCAAGCACCAAGGGGAATGACCGATGCCGCACACGAAACCGACCAAGATCGACACGAACACACGAGCGGGCTCGCAGCAAGAAATCCCCGTGAAGGCGATCACGTTCAAAGAGCTTTGGGACGCCTACCCTTCCGGCGACCCGTACGACAATCCGGACTACACGAACCAGTGCGCCATTCGCCTGAGCGTGACGTTGCATCGCGTCGGCGTCGGCATGAAGTCGTTTTCGCAGAAGACGGTTAAGCCCATGTCCGGCTCGCCGACCATCGGCCGAATCATGCTCGAAGGAAAGCCGACTGCGACGCGCGCGGACGAACTCGGCGAATGGTTGCAGCATCAGCCCTTCGCGGGATTGCCGAAAGCCGAAAACATCACCGGCGCCGATTGGGAATCGAAGGTGAAGGGGCGCACCGGCATAATCCAGTTCTCACGTTACTGGACGCGTGACGGCGAAGCCGCCGCGAATGCCAGCGGCGGCCACATCGACCTGTGGAACGGTTCACGTCTGACCGTGAGCGGCCCGCTCGATGCTGTTGCGACCTACAGTCGCGCGCTCGGCTTCCATTCGTTTGCGGCGGGGACAGGTTTTGGCTGGTCCGACCTTCGGAACTCGAAGCAAATTCTTTTCTGGGAAATCAAATAATGCGGCGTCTATTGGGCACGATCGGATTCGCGATTGCGGGGCTCGTGAGCGTGATCGCGTGGTCTGCTGTCGATTCTCGCCTATGCACTGTCATTAAGAATTGGTGTACGCCCCCGGCCGGAACTTGCGGCGGCGGCGTTGACGCATGCCCCGCTACGCTGCATGCCACGATCGATCTATTCGGATACCTGTTTGGTCCGCCGGTTCTCTTCGGCGTGCTCGGGTTTTATCTCTTTGCACGTCGTCGATCGGCGAATTCGTACGTCGCCTACCTTGCTGGCGCCGTCATCGTGCAATGGCTTCTGTGGTTCGTCGGGGTTCGGCTTCTGCATATCTGACACGATCCGACCCAACAAAAAAGCCCGCACTGCGCGGGCTTTTTTACTTTGCGCCACGCCGAAAATGCGAGCGATGCCGATCCGTCGTCGGATCGTCGCGCACTTCCAGCTCAAGCGCCGACGTGAAGCCAGCGTCGCCCGAAATCGTGTGCGTTACTTGCTTCACGAGCCACGGCGTCTCATCGATATCCGGTTTGAAGCCGGCCACGGTCACCGGCATTTCGGGAAACAGGTCTGCGCGGCCGAGCGCGAGCGTGTACGACATGGTCGCCTGACTGCGCTTCACGCGCGCCAACTCCGCTTGCGCAGCCGCGCGCGCCTCCGCTTCGGTCGCATAGTCTTCCGGCAACACCTTCACATTTTTGTTGTTCTCACCGCCCACGACGACAGATTTGCGCTTGCCCTTCGTGTTCGAATGGTAGTGCGCGCGCACGGCCTGATAGCTCTCGCGCTCCGCGATGTGATAGCGATGCTGATCGCCCGACGCGCGAGTCAGGTTCAGCACGGCGAGCGCCTTCCCGCTCACCGTCTTGCCCGACCCGATCGGCATGAACAGCAAATTCGAATCCTTGACGTTCATGACCGCGTCGTAACGCTTCGCCAACCGCGTGAGAAACGACATATCGCTTTCGTGCGTCTGGTCGATGTGCGCGATCCGGATGCGTCCGATCTTCGCCTCGACCTTCGCCTTAAGCGCGTGCCGGCCGGCGATCGTACCGACGATATCGGCGATCGTCACGCCATGCCAACTTTTCTCGCGCCGCTCGTGCATCTTGTTCGTCATCGAAGCCGACTTCGCGCGGATCGTCAGAGTGTCCGGCGCCCCGCTGTGCTCGATCTCGTCGACCGTGAAGGCCCCTTTGTCGGTAAGCGACTCGCCGACCCATCCGATCGACAGTTTGATATCGGCGCCGCGCTTCGGAATGGCGAACGTGCCCTTCGTATCGTCGAGCACGAGGTCGAGCATGTCGGGTTCTTCCGCGCGGGATTCCGATAGCGTCAGGCTGATCAGGTTCGGCGCGAACATGCGCGAGATATCGCGACCGTCGAGCGTGATGCGATAGTCGGCCTGCGGTTGCTTGCGCGCGGGCTGCGCCGTTGCTTCGGTCATGCGTCCCCCGACACCTTGCCGAGCACGAATTGCACGACGCTGCCGATGGAATCACCGTTCATCGTCGAAATCTGCCGTGCTGCCTTGATTGCCTCATCCAGTTCGAGCCCGGTCGCGGTCGACAAGCCCTTGACTGCGGCGGCCGCCGCCTGCGGCGCCATGTTGCCGATGACGCCGATCGCGGCCGACTTGATCGAATTGATCGACAGGTTCTTGACGTTGTCGACGACGCTCGTTGCAACCTTCACGACCTGACGCACGTCGTTCAACAGCTCATTTGCAGCGTTCCTCGACTCGCTGCCGTCGCCTTGTGTGGCCGCGAGCGTTTCGTCCGTTACGCGCTTCAACGTCAGGTTGAATTCGATTTTCTTGGCGATGCCCTCCGGCGTGTGATACGTCGCAGTCTCGTTCAGGCTCTCGATAACGTATGCGCCGTAGATCGTCCCCGACCCGTCGACGAGCGCGTACGCGTCGCCGGCGTCGCCCATCGCCGCCAGCTCGTCAAGCGACGCGATCGCGCCGACGCCGTTATCGGCCGCAACCATACCGTTGAGGGTGATCGTGTCGTCGCCGGCGCCGGTGTACTGACTGGCGTCGCGCGTGCCAACGCGCGAGCTTGTGCGATGTTTCCAGTTTCGTTGTCGTTGCAGCTCCCGATACGGCGCAGTCTGCAAGCTGAAAACAAACTGATCGAGTGACAGCATCATGGCGTTCGTTTCCCTATCAATCGGACAGTCGCGCGCCGATGCGCGACTGCTTCGCCCGTTCGTGTCGTTCCAGCTCCGCGCGCACCATGCGGCCGATTTCCGCTGCGTCCATGCCGGGTTGCGGATAAATGTTGATGGTGATCGGCCCCGACGCAGCCACGTTAGCCGCGGTCGACGGCGACGCGGCCAACGGCGGCCGCCGATCGATCGGCACGGCCGAGCGTACGAGCGACGTGTCGGCCGCGACTGCCGGCATGCCGAACGACGTTGTCGCAACGGTCGCGAGCGCGACAGCCGCGCGCGCTACCCGCCCCTGCCCGTCTTCCATGCCGATGGCCGCGCCCTCGCTGACGAACCCTCCCAGCTCTCCGAAAACGCGGCTCGGGCTATGAATGCCGAGCTTTTCTTTGAACCACGACACGGTCGAATCGGCGACGCCCGTGATGGCGTCTTTCACCGAGCCAAGCCCGTTTTTGATTCCGTTGACAAGGCCCGACATGATGTTCGCGCCGAATTCCACGAACCGCCCGGCGGCTTCCGCCGCAACGACGACGATATTGGCGAGCCATGCACCGAAACCCTTGCCGGCGTTCGTTGCCGCGTCGAGGCTTTCTTTGCTCGTGTCGACCGGCCCCAACAAACGTTTGATCCAGTTCCATACGCTCCCGATCGCATCGACGAGCCAATCGAACACGGGTTTCAACGGCTCGAACATCGAGCCGAGCACACCGAACACGCGACCGAAAAGCGGCGCCAGCGGCTTGAGCCCTTCCGTCAGCCCTTGCCAGAAGCCCGAGAAAAACGCCTTGATCGGCTCCCAATATCGGACGATCAGCAGCGCGGCGACAGCGATAGCCGTGATGACGAGTCCGATCGGATTCGTCAGCGCGAGCCGGCCGACGAACAACAGCGTTTGACCGAGCCCGCTGAACGCGGCCGCGACGCCGTTGATCGCGCTCGCGGCGCCGCCCTTGATGAGACTGACACCGCCCTTTGCCGCGTCTACGGCGACACCTGACGCGCCACGCCGCGCGACATATTGTCGTGCCATCGTCCAACGCGACGCGGCCGCCGCGCGTGATGCGGCCATCTGCGCGGCCACGGCACGCCAGAGTTGAACCGTGTACTGCCGTGCTGCCGCAATGCCGTCCTTGAGCGCCGTTCTGGCGGACGCCCCGAATTTCTTTACGGAATCCTTCGCCGCTCGGCACGCGGCCGGCACGCGCTGACCAACCGATTTCACGTAATCGCGAACAGTTGTCCAGGCGCCGCGCGGCGACGACGCCTGCCACGCAGACGCCAGCGCGCCACGAATGCGCGTCGCGCCGGCCTGCGCAGATTTCCCGGCGACCGACGCCGCGCCCGACATGCGGCGGAACGCGCCGGCGCTGTTGTCGAGCACGCGCGACAGGATGCCGCCGCGCATGCCGAGCGTCGTCATGCTGAAACGCAGCACGGCAAGCGGACCGAGCACGCCGGCGAGCACGATCACGAGCGAGCCGGCCACGACGAGCAGCGCGCCGAATGCCGCCGCGACCGACAGAATGATTTTCGCGGCGGTCTGATGCCGCTTGATCGAGCCGAGCAGCCGGTCGAGGATCTCGCGGGTCTTGTCTAACGCCGCGTTGTACATCGGCGCGATGCTCTCGCCGATCTCGGTTCGCACGTTTTTCAACTTCGACAGGACATCGATTTCCTTGCCGTTAATTTGCTCCCTCGCAAGTTTGTGCGCATCATCGATGCCGTATGCGCCCCTGTTCAATCGCTCGTTTTTGTGAATCTGGTCTCGCTGCATGTACATGGTCGAGAACAGATTCGCGGCGGTCCGATTGGTGAAGATCGTCGAAATCGTGTCTTTCACCTTGTCCGGGTCCGTGATGCCCTTTTTCGTCATCTGCGGCAGCAACACCTTTTCCAGCCATTCAAGCGGCGACGCCTTGAACAGATCGCCGCCGAGCAGCGCGCCGGGCTTGATCCGTTTGATCATCCCGATCTTGTTGTACTCGACGTTCTTTTTATCGAGCAGGCCGAGCTTCATCATTTCCTGCGATGCTCGAACGGTCGTCTTGCCCTGATAGACGTTACTGTAGGCCGACATGAGCCCCGTACCGACGCCGTGCCCGCCCATTTCCTGAATAAGCGGTTCCATCTGGTAATAGAAGGCGTCCTGCCGCATCTGCTTCGCTGCAACGCCGCCGGTCTGGATGAAGTTGCGCCACTCGTCCCCGCCGACGCGGCCGCCCGTCGCTGTCAGCACCTTTTGCACCATGTTCGCTTCGTTCTTGAACGTCGCTTCGTCTTTCGTGCCTCCGCGCAGCTCGATCACCTTGAGCATGTTCATGAACTTTTCTTCGTTCGCGTGCGCGTCCTCCGCGCCGAACAGCGTGTCGTTTGCGAACTTCATTTTCGACAGCGTCGGCATGACCATTTGCGCGTGATGCTCGTCGGCAAAGATCGACAGCGCGTCCCGCATCAACGTCATGTTGTCGGACGTGCTGACGCCCATCGTATTCATGGCGCGAACATACTTTTCGGCGTCCTTCGTCGCTTGATCGCCGAGCCCAAACGCCGTGATGCGTGCGCGCTCGTTCTGCATTTTCTTCGCTTCGTCGAGGGTGCCGGCCAGATCGCCGAGGATATGCCCGCCGGCCGACTTCGCCGCGTAGCCGCCGACAGCCATCCCGGCCGCGACTCCCTGCATCGCCTGCATCTTCGACCGTGCTGCACCAACGCGCCGTTCACGGTCGGCCAGTTCGCCGAGCCGACGCATTTGATCGCTGATCGTCGCATTGGTCGACGCCATGCTCGCGCGCAAATCGCGCTCGTGTTGCGATAGGTTGCGGGTGTTGATCCCGGCGCCAGACAGTTGCTCGCGCAGCGTCTTGACGCGCGCGGACTGCTTCTCATGTTCGGCGGACAGCCGCGCGGCGGATTGCTTCGCCTTTTCGAAATCCGCGATCATCTGGCGCGACGGCGGCCCGAACGCGCGCAGTGATCCGGCCAGCTCGGTAACGCGGCCTCGCGCTGATTTTAGCTTCGACTCGGTCGCGGCGAGCCCGGTGCGCATCTGCCGAAACTCGCCGACGGTCCTTTGCGTCTTCCCCATTTCGGCCAGCTCGCGGCGCGTCTCTTTCAGCGAACTGGCAAGCCCCTTGTTTCCGGCCAGCATATTTTTAAGGGGCTTCGTCATGTTGTCGATCATGTCGAACACGATGCGAAGTTTCAGGGCGTTGTCCATCGTTATTCACTTCCTTGGCGAACACGTGCGCGCTCGCGCCAGTCCATCAGTTCAGTCAGCGTGAAGGCGTCCATCAGCGGCGGCGTCCAACCGCCGAACACGGTCGCGATATCCGCCATCGCGTCTTCTACTCGGTCTGGTAGCCCAGTTTCGATTTCACGGCCTTCGGCATCAAAAAACCGGCGAAGATGCCTCCCAATTGAACGAGGTCGGCCGGGTCGATGTTGGCGACGTCGGCCTCCGTCAGCACCGGCTCGCTGATGCGCGGCAGCACCTTCGAAAGCGCGACAACGTCGAGATTCACGAGGTCGGACAGCGACACGCCGCGCAGCTCGCCCGATTTCGGTTTGCGCAGCGTGACGCGATCGATGGTCTGCTTTCCGCGCACGAGCGGCGTGTCGAGCGTGAGCGTGTTCGGGTCGTCCTGGCCGTGCGTTTCCGGCAGGTCGGCATCCGCAATCGCGGCTTGGTTCGTCTTCATGGTGTTCCTCTCGAATGATGGATGGATGACTGCCCCGCCGGCGCGGCCGGCCAAGGCGAAAAATTACAGACCGATTGCCTTGCGCAGCGTCTCGAGCAGGTCGCTGCCGTTGATCTTTTCGATCATGTTGACGAAGTCGATTTCGATGATGTCCTCGCCGTTGATCGAAAGCTTGTAGTAGCTCGCGACCGTCGTGACCTTGAACGACGTGTCCTCCTTTGATTTCGCCGTGCCCGGATCGATTTCGCTATGCCGGCCCTTGATGACGATCTCGATCGCGTCGACGCTCGCCGAGTCTTCCGCCTGATAGCCGCCGGCGAAACGCAACAGCACGCCGTCGTGCTGCGTGATGCCGTACTGCTGCAACACGCTCTTCATGAAGCCGCCAGCGGTCCATTCCATCTGAATGCCTTCGTTGCCGAAATCGACCTTGATCGGGCCGCCCATGCCGCCGCCCTGCCAGTCCTCCATCTTTCGAGTCAGCTTCGGCAGCGTGACTTCTGCAACCTGCCCGACGAAATTCTCGCCGTTCTGGAACAGGTTGAACCCCTTGAGTTTGCGCGGCAATGCCATGTTCGATTACTCCTGTATGTACGGTTTCGCGCGCCGGTTAGGCGTTGACCTTCGACGCGAAGTCGGCGAGATAGCGGTCAGTGATGCGCTGACGCAGCGTGAGGTTTTCCAACGGCGGCACCGGCGTGTAGTCGTAATCGATGTACGTTTGCCCGTCCTTTAGCACTTCCGTTGTGTTCGGCTCCGGGTCGAACCACGACGAGCCGCCAATCAGATAGCCGAGCGAAACCCACTGCCGAAACTTGCCGTTGATGCTCTCGATAATGTCGCGCGGCAGCGACGGATTCAGCGGCCCGTCGACGTTCACCATCTGCGCAAGTGCGATCGAATCGGCGACGACCTGCGCGGTACGCGTGTAGTTCTCGAACGCGAACAGCGGATCGTCCGAGCACGTGCGCGACCCCCAGAATCGATAGCCGTTCTGGTTGATCAACGTCGTCACGTCCTGTTCGTTCAGGTAGCCCGCATCGGTCGCCGGGTCCTGCAAATCCCACGACACGTCGGCGCTGATGCCAGTCACGCCGTTGACAGCGACGTTGGAAAGCGTTTTGTGCCAACCCATGTCGTTATCGATCTTCGCGCGCAGACCAATCGCGACCGCGACGGCCGACACTTCGGCGGTTGCATTCACGACATCGTCCCAGCCGAGCCAATTCGGCCACAAGATCATCAGTTCGCGCGCCGCGAACTGCTTGCGGTACGCGGTCGCCTCTTCCTTCGTTTTCGCGCCAGCGGCATACGCGTACGCGAATCCCTTCAACGCCTTCGCGGTGATCACGAGCGCATTCGCGACCGGCAGCGTATCGAGGAACGGGGCGCCGAGAATCCGCGGCTTGACGCCGAGCTTTGCCTGCGCCGTCAACAGCGCTTTCATGCCCGTGTATTTGCCTTCGGCCGTCACCGTGCCGACGACGTTCGACGTGGTGGCAGCATCGTCAGCGCCTTCGGCGACGCGCACGATGACGGCCATCGGTTTGGTTTGCGCACCGATCGCCGTCAGCGCCTTTCGAAGCGTCCCTTTCTTCCCGGCCTTTGCGATCGCGGCGATCACGTTCGTGATGAGCACGGGCGTATCGAGCGGAAAAGTTTCCGGGTCGGCATCCTCGGCCGTGCATACGAGGCCGGCAATTGCGGTCGAAACGGACCGGATGGGCCGCGAGCCTTGATTGATTTCGACGAGGCTAATGCCGTGGTGATAGCTGTCCAGTGCCATGAGGCAGACTCCAAAAAAGGGAACTTGAAAGACCCGATCAACCGATCGCGGTCACGAAATCCGGCGCTGCCGGTAGGTCCACATCGGGCCATCGATCGGCATCGCTGATATCACGCAACGCCTGCCGATATTTGACGAGCGTCGCGAACTGAGCCGTCGTCAACGTCGTCCCGTCTCCGATCAGCTTCTCGTCTTGATGCCGGGCAACAAGCCAATCGGTCGCCATCAATGCCGCGTCACGCTGCGCGCGTTTCAAGGTCGCCAGCTCCGCACGGGTCGGCGGTGGTGGATCGACGGCGATCGGCACTCCGTTCTTGACCGCGAAGCGTTTCCCGATCGCCTGGGCACGCATGAGATTGTCCAACTGCTCTGCTGTGATCTCGACGACTGCGACTCCATCAGGAGCGGGACTGTCCACAGTGTCGTAAAAGGCAACGATGTCGCCGTCGGCGTTGTATGCGGCGAGTTTTTTCCCCATGTCACTTTCCCCAACAAAAGATTCGGCCGGCAATGCCGCCGGCTATCGCAGGCCCCGCCGGGTTAGATACTGTTCGCACGCGAGCCACCGCCGTGGATTGTGTCGACCATGCAGCGTCGAATGCCCAGATCGTTGCGGTGTTAGAAGCCCAACCGCCCGGATTCGACTCATTCGCGATGCCGCCCAGTACCGCAGTTGGGAAAGTAAGTGGGAGCGTCACGGTCAGGTTCCCGTTCGAGTCGCTGGTACCCGTTACCCATTGAAAAATCATCCCACTTGGCAGTTTTTGGTAACCGCTTGCCCCGAGCGAACTGGCGAACGTTTGGCCGACGCGTTGCGTATAAGTCCCGAATGCCTGCCAATACGTACCGCTCCATACCAGCACGACGAATTCGCCGGCCATCAGCGTGATTGTCGATGCGAGGCCGACCGTCGTATCGATGATCGCGTTCGCGGTCTTTGTGCCAATCGTCAATACGGCTTGAGCGCCACGTTGAAACGCAATCGCGGCACCCGGCGGCAAGCCGATTTCGCTCGGTAGTGTGGCCGTCTGAGCCCCGGCACCGTTGAAGTAATGAAAGCCCCCAATGTCGTCGTTCGTCAGTGCTGTCGCAGCGGCACCGATGCCGGAACCCGTGCCGCTGCTCAGATTGAAGTTCCCAAGCGCACGTTGCAGAAATTCGTTGGTTGTAAGCCTCGTGCTCCTGTCGAACTGCGGCGCCGTGGTGCCCTTCGGCGCACCCGTGAAAATCGGCGAATCGAGCGCCGCTTTGAGCGCGAGCGCGTTCGTCATCGTCGTCGCGAAGTTCGGATCGTCGCCGAGCGCGTCGGCCAACTCCTTGAGCGTGTCGAGCGCGCCCGGCGCAGACGCTACCAATGCATCGATAGCCGCCTTCATCTGGATAATGGTCGCGTATTGCGGATGCGGGTTGTCGGCCGCGACGTGCCCGTCGTGCAGATCCTTGAGGTAACGCGTGCGGTTGCCGAGCTGGCGCGCCTGTACGTTGTCGATACCATCAGGGCCGCCCTCGACCGGGTCGGAAGTCTCCAACTGGTAAACGCCCGCTTCCCATTTCGAGGCTTCTACAAGATCCGCCATTACGTTGCACTCCCTCTGTTGTACTGTCCATTGCGCTGCGCGACGCCGTTGTGTCGTATCGGCGCAGCGCGATAATCGAGCGACGCGAGCATTGATCTCTGCGGCGCGTACCGTTCCAAGACGGCTTTCAGGTTTTCGGCCTGATCGCGCGTGATTGCGCGCGACAGCTTCACGATGTACTGCGCCCATGCGGTTTCGTGGCCGTGCAGGTAGTCGCCGTTGCGCGTCACGGTGCCATCGCGTCGGCGAATCGCCCGGCCTTCGACCAATGTCACTTCGCCGAACCCGAGCCGGCGAATCACCTCGCGAATCGCCCACGGTGTGCCGCGCTTCTGATGCAGCGGGATCGCTGCCTTGATTAGCGCGCGCCGCGCATCGTCTGATTCGGCCAACTCCCAGCCGTCGACCGACACTTCGGCGGCCAGATACGGCAGCAGTGCCGACGGGCATTTGTCCGGGTTCCAGTAGTCGCGAATTGGTAACGGCAGTGCATCGACGGCCGCGAGCGCAGTAGCGGTGCGCACTTCCAGCGGCGTCGCATTGGGCGGCAGCAGCTTAGGCATACAGTCCCCCGTACTCGATGACCACTTCGACGCAATACGATGCTTGCGTTCGATCGATCACAATATCGCCGACAGGCTCAATCAGTTCGGTACGCGACAATCCGGCCGCCTGACAGACACCCTTGATCGCGGACTCGGCGACGCCGATCCCGATGCGATGCACCTTGTCGGCGTACGCCTGGGCATTTTTTTTCGCTTGAGCAATCAGCACATCGGCGCCGACGGCCGTACGCGTGTAGCACTTCGCATGGATGCGATAGCGCACAATCTCCGCCGATTTCACGAATAGCGTGTCGTTCAAGGGGCGCTGATCTTCAGCACTAAGCGCGACCTCGACCGCCCGACACAGGTCGTCGCTTGCCGTCCCGTCCCCCTCGCTCGACAGCAGCGACACGAGCACGTCACCCGGTCGCGGCCGCGATGACTGCGCGTCGATGATGCGACCGTCGACGGCGCGCGCCTTCGTGACATACGCCGCCGAGGGGCCGGCAACACTGAATCCCTGCGGCGCGAGCTGAATGCGTTCGCGCAAGCTGTCGTCGCTCTCCATCACCGCGTCGACGTTGTTCGCCGGATCGGCCGGCGTGACGATCAAGCGCATCAGGCCGAACAGCGCGGCGCGCTGCTCCAGATCGTTCCCCATCGCGAACGCGAGCATTACCGCGCGCACGGCATCGTTGACGCGCTGGCGCCATACCAACTCGCGATAGCTGTTTTCCTGCAGGAGCCGCGCGAGCGGTTCCGATTCGAGTTCGAGTGTCGCCGCAATTTCGACCTGTTCGTCGGCCGGCCAGAGCGAAACCATCGCCGCCTTGCGAGTCGCGTAGATGGCTTCGAAGTCGAGCACTTCGAGCGAGTCCGGTAGCGGCAGGCTCGACAGGTCGATCAATGCTGACGTAGTCATGCGACATTCCCCCGATCCAGCGGAATACGCGCCCGCACGGCGTCACCCGATACGGTCGTGTAACCCTCGATATCGACGTACTGCTTGCCGGCATAGGCTTCGCCGTCCGCGCCGTCATCGGTCGTTATCTGCACACGGGTCAGTACGAGCCGCGGCTCCCAGCGCATCAGCGACGTTGCGATCGCCGCATAGAGGCGCGTGCGCTCGGCGCCGTTGTTCGGCGCGTCGACTTGCTCGAACAGGTCGGAACCGAATGGCCGCCGCTTCACGCACGAGGCGCGCGGCGTCGAAATGATCTTCCCGATCGATTGATAGAGGTGATCGAGGTCGGCAATCGCGCGACCGGTCGTTGCGTTCATCCCTTTCATTTCGGTTCGCTCACGTCGTTGCCATCGCCCTGTTCGCGATGTGTGTGATGTGGCACGCTGATGCCCTGCGACTTCACTTCGCCCGTGAAATCCGCCGCGCCGTCAATTCGCATCGTCGATCGGCCGTCGGCGCCGCCCCGCCCCGTCATGCCAGCTTCGAACGTGAACGGGCCTTCGACGGTCATCGATCGCGTCACGGTCACGTCCGCGTCGAGCGTGACGTGGTCGGCCGTGACCGTAGCGGTTTGCGTGTTGACGTTGACCGCGCCCGGCGCCGTCACGTTGATGGTTGCCCCGGCCGGCAATTCGACGCCAAGCACGTGCGCGGCATCGTCATACACGACGACGGCGCCATCGCGATACGTGCGAACGTCGGTGTTCGGACTACGGTCAGGCGCGGGGAATGCATCGGAGTAGATGCCGCAGAGCGCGACGCCCTGCGCGGGGTCGCCCATCGGACAAAGGAGCATGACCTGTTCACCCTTGCTCGGCGCACGCCAGTCGCGCGTGCTGCCGGCCGCGAGCGCAAACCAAGGAATCCAGTTCGTTTGAAGCGAGCCGCTTTCGTCGTCCGGGTCGCCGACCGACACACGGCAAAGCGCCGCGTCGTGATCCACGTCGAGGATTGAGCCCTTGCGAACGGCGTTACGTGCCTGTCGCTGAATTTCGTTAGCGTCCATGCCAGCCATGTTGCCGGCCGCACGCGCGCGAGGCGAGCGCCGCCCCGTGTGAGCGTCGCGGGTACAAAAAAGCCCCGGCGGCCGGGGCTACTTCGTGATGTGCTTGAGCAACAGGTCGCGTATCAGCTCGCGCTCGGCCTCCGTCAGACCGAGTAAAACGCGCGCCGGGTATTTGTATTCGGGGCCGCCGGGCGCGACGCGACTGCGCTCGCCGAACTGATGGACGCGCGCGAGCCGCGCCACGCGACCGTCAAAGCCGATCGCGAGCCCGGTCGCGTCCGTCTCGATTTTCAGGAAACGCCCCGTGCGCATCTTGACGAACATTGCCGCCCGCTTGACGCGGCCGCGCTTGTCACGTTGCCGCCCGCCGGCCTTCGCGCGCGACTTACGGGCATCGTACGCGGTTCCGTCGGGGTTCTTCTGGCCGGCGATGCGTTGCTGCTGGCTGCGACGCAGTGTCCGCGCAACGTCGCGCATGGCTGCGACTCGGCCGGCGGGCTCGAGACGCGTGAGCAGGCCGGACAGCAACGACTCGACGGCGGTCAGTTCGTCCACGGCTCGCCCGTCCACATGATCTCGTCCGGATGTTTCGAATCGTCGACGTGCTCGATCGTGCGCGATCCGTCGTCGTTGACCTTCACGACGACGCTTTCTGTCAATTGGAGCTTGATCGACACATCGGACGTTTCATTGTCGAGAATGTCGATTTCGTACGTGATGCCGTGCGCGCGGGCGTCTGGGTCGAGAAGCAAGTCAGGCTGATTTCCCCGTACCCATTCGACGATCGCCAGAAACAGCGCGTCGGCGTCGCCCGTGAATTCGAGCAGCAGCACATGACACACGTAGCGGTATTCGAACGACAAGCCCTTCGCGCCGGTCGCCACGAGCGAACCGTGGTCGATGAACACCGTCAACCGCTCCGGGTTTTCTACGAGGTAAGGAATCGTCGTCTCGATCGCGCCGCGCAGGCTCCCCGGCTTATTCATGCTTCGCCTGCCCCATTTCGGCGTCGATTTTCGCCTGCGCTCTGACCTGGCAGTCGACGACCATGTCGACCTTGGCCGCGCACAAGCCCCATGCGCCCTTCGCCGCTTCGAAAGCGTCGTGCAGCTCGCCGTTAGTGCGCGGCGCCATCGCCGGCAGCGTGCACCGGCTGATCGGCTGGCATTGCAGCACTGAAAGCGTCGGCGCCGGTGTAAGCGGGGCTTGCTGACAGGCGGACAACGTCAGCAGGCAAAGGGGTATCAGCCCACGAGCGGACAGTCGGATTTTCATGGATCACCTTGCGGATTTCGTCGCGCGCGGCCGCGAGCTTCGTCGCGACCTTGTCGGACGACGTGTCGAGTTGTTGCTGTTGGTGCGCCTTGTCGCTGGCATCCTGCCGCAACATGCCGATCACGTTGTCGCGCCCGGCGACGGCCTGCCCGGCGCATGCGACCTGAGTTTGTGCAGCCGCCAGTTCGGCGCGCAGCGCGCGACCGTAGAGCACACCGCCCGCGAGCAGCGCGAGCGCGGCCGCGCCGGCGACGAGCTTCACGGCGAGCGGGTTCATGCGACCGCCTTCGCCGTGTCGGCGTATTTGTCATACGCCCGTGCGAGCTTCACGTCGTACAGCTTGCGCGCGTAATCCTTGCCGTTATACCCCTTCGCGAACACCGCCCACTTGCGCCCCTTGAGGGCTGCCACGAGCGCCGGATCGGCCGCGACATAGCGCACGAACGCGTCGAGTTGATCGCCTTCGCCGTTTTCCATCCGCGCGACGAAGTCATCGATGCTGGAATAGCCCAGCCGTTCCCAGTGGTAGCCCATCACCTGAAAGGCGCCCCAGCTCGCCGACTCGTATGCGGCGCCGGCGTCGATCAGCTCGGCGGCCGCGAGCCGCGTGTATTCCGCTGCGCCGCCCTGATAGCCGCCGGTCGCCTGCGAGCAGATATTCGGATACTTCGCCGCGATGGGCGCCGGATCGATGCCGCGCGCTTCGAGGCGCTTCCAGAAAATGTGACGTTCGAAGAGAATTTTCGGCCGGCCGTCGGGCAGAAAGCCCAGACCGGTCGACTCGACTTCGTTGACCGCCCGCACGCATACGATCGGCACGCCGAGCCGGTTGGCCGCGCCCACGATATCGGCATCGGCAAGGTGTTTCGGATCACGCCGACCGGTCGCGATCGCGGCGAGCGTCTTCGGTCCGGCGATGCCGTCGTCGACGAGTCCGGTTTTTTTCTGAATGGCCCTGACCGCCGCTTCGGTCGCGTCATCGTAGACGTGCGTCACGTCGACCGGGAAGCCGGCGCGGGTAAGGCGCCGTTGAAGCAGCCCTACATCGTCGCCGTAGTCGCCGAGGCGATGCGTTTTCATGATTCTTCACTCCGCAAAAGCCGCGCGACGTTGCCACGCGACGCAAACACAAACAGCGCGATAAGCGCGGCGGTCGCTGCATCGAAGAAATCGACTTGCTCGACGTGCAGCGCCAAATTGATCGACGCCCCGCCGGACACGACCACGATCGCCCATGCGACCCACGACACGTGATAGCGATGGCGTGCACCGTTGCGTCGGTATGTCAACACACACACGAGCGCGGCGAAGTGCGCAGCGAGCGCAACGACGGCAAACGAGATGTGCATGGCTGTCACTCCCCTTTCTTCAGGAACGCGAGCAGGTCGACGGATTTCAGCCGGTCGATAAGCTGCAACGTGACCGTGATGACGAGCGCGGCCGCGAAGAACGCCGCAACGCCAGTCGAATGGATCGGCGTCGCGTTGACGATTTCCGGCGCCGCGATGTAGCCCATCACGAGCGAAATCAGCATGTACGCGATGCGCGTGAACACGCCGATTTCCTTCGACGTGACGACGACGAGCGCGGCGCCGGTAAATGCGCCGATCAGCGCGTTACCGTCGATGCCCGGCGCGAGGCCCGCGACCCCGATTGCGGCCGACAACGCTGCGGCGGTAGTGGTGTTCGGTTCGGCCATTTCGCCAGCTCTCCAATGTCAATCAAACAATTGCACGAGCGGGGCCGTGCTCGCGACGGTTTCGATATCGGGCAGGTAGACAAGCGTCCCCATCGGAATGACGACGCCGGAATCGGCAAGGCCCGCATTTGCTTCGAGCACCGCTTCGACAGTCCCATCCGTTCTGCCGTAGTACCGCCAGCAGATCAGGTCGACCGTGTCGCCCTGTCGTGCAGTGACTTTCATGACAGCAACTTACCGGCCGCGTCAGCACGAGCGATAACGGCCGAGCGTAGGCGTTCGAGGCGTGCACGCGATTCGGTCATGTTCATCAGATCAGCTCGATCGTGCTGCGGCGAATGCCGCGAATGTCGTTCATCGCCCATCGCGCATTTCGTCGCGATGTGCATACCGTGTCTTCGAGGCTTTCGGCCTTCAGGCCGCCCGACTTCGTCGAGTCGTATCCGGCGTATTTCTCCGTGATATCTGCATGCGTCAGGCTGTAGACCGCACGCACGTACCGGGAAACTTGAACGCTGATACCGTCGATCGTCTTTGCGGGGACCGATGCGAGATCGGCATAGCCGGCCGCGGACTGCACCGCCTGCCACTCCGCAAGGTCGTCGTTCACGGTCGAAATCGCCTCGATCACGGCGCGCCGAAGGCGCTCGGCCGTCACGGTCCCGTCGATCTTCGTCGACTCGCGCAGATCGTCGGTATCGATGTCAGGAAACCAGCCATCGTTAGCGATCTTCGCGGCGGCGCCCGGTGCGCCTTCTGTAGTCCGTGCGGGTGCGATAAAGCTACTCATGACCGAGACTCAAATATAGGAGGCGGTGGGCCGGCGTTCGTGTCCCGTTGCCGTCAGGTGTAGGGATCAGGAACGCCGGCGCCGCCTTGCCGGGGTGGGCTCTTTACGTGCGGGCGGCCTGGCGGCGGCCGTCCGCATCGCTCAACAGGGCTTCCAGTCGAGCAATGTTCTGTTTCACGCCGGCGCGGTCGTCGAGCGACAGCGCGGCTCTGAAGTTCTGCACGGCCTGCGCCGCGCGTCCCCAATCGTCGGCGTTGTCGAGCTTGTCGTCGCCGATCAGGTTCATCGCCGTCATGCCGATCGACTTGAGCAGCTTCGCGCGAATCTGGTCATGCATGTCGAGGTCGGCCGTCAGGTCGAGGATTTCGACGAGGTATTCGATGACGAACGGCTCGTCGTTCTTCGCGGCGACCAATGCCGCCGTCGCAAATTCTTCCGCGACAGCCGCGCCGACCGAGCGCTCGTATTGATCCGGCAGCGTCAGGCCGTAGCGCAGCGCGTATCGGGCGATTTCCAGCGCGCCGACGTAGTCGCCGGCATCGATGCGCCAGATCATGACCGTCATCAGCACGTCGTCCTGACCGCCCCGCCCGCCAGCCAGCGCGCCCGACACGTATGCGTCGTACTCGGGCAGCACTTCGCGCTTCACTTCGATCTTTCGCGCGACGGATTGAATCGACTTCAAACGTCGCTTGTCGGTCACGAGCTTGACGAGCATCAGCTCGTATTGGCTCGCGCCGGCGAGCGACTGGCCGGGCTCTGCCGAGGCAGCCGCCTGCGCGGCGCGAATGCGCTGTTGGTGTCGACGTGCGGGGCTGGTCATGATCAGGCTACCGGCTCGATTTCGATGTTTTCCACGATCGCGCCGCAACCGTAGTCCTCGACCACATACGCCTCGTTGCTCGACTCGTAGTTTTCGATTTGATCGCGCTTCGGGTTGTCGATCAGCGAGCGGCGGCGGCCGCCGTTCTGGAAATAGATCGACAGGTTGTCCAGGCGCGTGACCATCAGCGTGTTCTGCGGCACGAACGGGGCCGTAACCGCCTGCTTGCCACCGACGCGCTTGCCGCTGATGACGAGATCGAGCGCCGCCTGTTCGGTCGCGACGTTCGCGCCGTTCACGAGCGGGAAATACTTGTCATGCAGCAGGCCGCTACCCATCACGACGACGACGGACGGATCGTCGCGATACCACTCGTCGAGCAGTTGCAGTGCATCGATCACGAGCGCGTCGAGATTCTTGTAATCGGCGCCGGCGACGTTGCCGACCTTGACCTTGTTCGAATCTTTGACCACTTCGTGCATCACGCGGTCGGCCGCGTTGAGGCGATATTTCTGCAACCAGCCGATGTTCACGTCTTGCAGAAGCGGGTTCGCCGCACGGTCGGACGTGGCCGCGCGCGACTTGCCATTGAAGCCGATGCAGATACGATCGAGCGCGGTGCGCTGCACGATGGCATCGCGAATGCGCGTCTGGAAATCCGGCAGGTGCGCCCACGCGTCGAGGCGCGAATAGCGAATCGCCGTATCGAAATTGGTCTGCGTGCAGACGTAGCCGTTGCTGTCGAGGCTGGTCGGATCGATCGGTGCACGATCCTGCTTGCTCGTGTCGGTCGTGCTCGCGATCGGCTGGCCGATTCCGAGACCGACCTTTTCACCGCTTTGCGGGTCGACACCGATCATGTTGATCCGTTGCAGGAACGCGCTCGATTGCTGAATGCGACTTTCGAGCTTTTGCTGTACGGACGGACTGACCGTGAATTTGGTAGTCGCGTCGGGAACGCCGTTCAGATCGGCGATCGCTTTCGCGTACGCGTTGAATGCGAGCCGGGTTTCGTTACGCATGGGGTGATTCTCCGAATCGATGAGGGATGAAGCCGTTCAGGTGTCGACGCGATCGCTTAACAGTCGGTCTTGTGCTCGGCGCTCGTGCCGGTCGCCGGCGGTCGTTGGTTGCCGCCGGGCTGCGTCGACAGAGTGGCGGTCAGCTCGCTCAACGCGCGGGCCGTTTCGGCGTGCGCCGATTTCTCGGCCGTCAGCGCTGCATCGAGCGCCGAGACCTGCGTCGCGAGGGTTTCGACACGCGTCGACTGATCCTTCGAGAACGTCGCGAGCGCTTCGACGGCCTGCGTCATGTCCGTGAAACGCTTGTCGTCGCTCGTGCCCTTCTCTTTCACGAGGCCGAGGATTTCGCCGACGCGCTTGAACACGGCGAGCCCGACGCCGGGCGTCTGCGCGGCTTCGAATTCGATCACCGTTTCTTCAGCCGCCGAAAACAGGTTTTCGGGACGTTGCTTGCGGCTGTTGAACGGGTTTCCCCCCCCCCGGCCGGCCGCGAACGTCAGAATTTCGGTGCCGAGGCTCGCGGGGCTGTCGGTCACGGCGAGGCCGACGAGATATGCCTGTTTCGTGTCGGCGAACGAGAAATCGATCTCGACCGACGTATAGACCTTCTGTTTCGCGTTCACCATGTCGATGAGCGCCTGCGTCGGCGTCAGTTGCGCATACAAGGCGAGCTTGCCTTTCAGCGGGCCATCGGCGATTTCTTCCGACTTGAGCGCGATCACATCGCCATACGCGCCGAACGGCTGATTCGCCGACATGGGCGCGTAACCGCGGATGTGCTCGCAGTTCATGCGAGCGCCGTACAGTGCCGGGTCGTACTGCGCGGCCATCTGCTGAATCCATTCACGCTCGATGGTGCGGCCGTCGGTCGTCGCGCCTTCGACGGCGACGCGAAACCATTTCGTCGTCGCATGCTTAGAGTCGCCAGACACCGAGCCGATCCCGAACGCCGCGACGCCGGCAGCGCCGATGCCGCCGAGCACGTCGGCATGTTGGACGCCAACGCCGACCGCCGTCGTTGCTGCATGCGCATCGATCGCAAAAAACGAGGCGATCGAGCCGACAGCGATCGCGAGAAGCGACAACTTACGTTTGAACATCGTATGTACTCCGGCGGGTGTTTGGTTGAACGATTTGCTTGATGCAATGTTCGCGGTTTGCCGTCCGACGCTCAACGATTTGCCCTTGTCGTGTTCCTGTATACAAACGCCGGCCATGCGCGCGCGCGCGAACGACAGTTACGCTTTCGGCATGCTCAATACCGCCGACAATCCGATCATCGAAATCGACCCGCGCAAGTCAGCGCGTGCCCTGTTTTTTCAGGGTTGGCGCGTGTCGTCCATCGCGCGTCACATGGGTATCAAGCGCGCCACGGTTGAAGCGTGGAAGCAGCGTGACGGATGGGCCAAGGCCAACCCAATCGATACCGTCGAGTCCACGATCGAAATGCGCATGAACGCGCTGATCGCGAAGGAGCACAAGGACGGCGGCGACTACAAAGAGATTGACCTGTTAGGGCGGCAGCTCGAACGCGTTGCGCGTATCCGTCGATATGGCGAGACGGGCAAGGAAGGCGACTTGAACCCGAACATCGCCGCGCGCAACGAAGCCCCGAAACGCAAGCCAGCGAAAAACGAGTTCAGCGACGAGCAGCGCGACCGGTTGCTCGAAGCATTCCGCGACTCGCTTTTCGACTATCAGAAGGTTTGGTTTCGGAACGGGCATCAACGCACGCGAAACATTCTCAAATCGCGGCAGATCGGCGCAACGTGGTACTTCGCGCGCGAAGCGCTGGCAGACGCGATCGATACCGGCCGCAATCAGATTTTTCTGTCGGCCAGTCGCGCACAGGCGCACGTATTCCGCCAGTACATCACGCAGTTTGCTCGCGAGGCGGCCGACGTTGAATTGACCGGCGATCCGATCGTGTTACCGAACGAGGCAATTCTGTACTTTCTCGGCACGAACGCGCGCACCGCGCAGAGCTATCACGGCAACCTGTACCTCGACGAATATTTCTGGATTCCGCGATTCAAGCAATTGCAGACAGTCGCGTCCGGTATGGCGATGCAGAAGAAATGGCGCGAGACATATTTCTCGACGCCATCCAGTCTCGCGCACGAGGCTTACCCGTTCTGGAGTGGCGAGCACATCAATCGCGGCCGTGCCAAGAAAGATCACGTTCACTTCGAGGTCACGCACAAGGCGCTGTCTCGCGGTCGGCTTTGCGAGGATGGACAGTGGCGACAGATTGTTACGGTTGACGATGCAATGCGCGCCGGCTGCGATCTCTTCGATATCGAACAACTGCGGCGCAAGTACAGCCCGGAGGATTACGCGAACCTGTTGATGTGCCAGTTCATCGACGACACCGCGTCAATTTTCACGCTCGCGAACCTACAGCGCTGCATGGTCGATTCATGGGAGCTATGGGAAGACTTCAAGCCGCTGACGGCCCCCTCTCGCCCGTTTGGCTATCAACCGGTATGGGTCGGCTATGACCCAGCGCTTACCGGTGATAGTGCCGGTTGCGTCGTCGTTGCGCCGCCGCTCGTCGATGGCGGTCCGTTCCGCGTGCTCGAAAAGCACCAGTGGCGCGGCATGGATTTCGAGGCGCAAGCCGACAGCATCAAGAAAATCACCGAGCGATACCGCGTCGACTATATGGCGATCGATACGACGGGCATCGGTCAGGGTGTGTATCAGCTCGTGAAGCAGTTCTATCCGCGAGCCGTCGCGTTCAACTATTCGCCCGAGGTAAAGGGCCGGCTCGTGCTCAAGGGGCTGTCAGTCGTCGGCAACGCGCGACTGCAATTCGATGCCGGTTGGACGGACATGGCCGCCGCTTTCATGGCGATCAAAAAGACCGTGACGCCGAGCGGCCGCAACGTCACATACGAGGCATCGCGCAGCGAGGAAACCGGCCACGCCGACCTTGCATGGGCGGTCCTGCACGCGATTTCGAACGAGCCGTTAGAAGGCACTGCGGCACGCAAAAAAGGAAAGGTGGAGATTTACTCATGAAGAAACACACGCCGCGCGCGCAGCACGCGAACACTACCACCAGCGCTGCCGACGCCTCGCGGCCGGCGCAGTCGACCGCATTCACGTTCGGCGATCCTATGCCGATGATGAGCCGGGCCGAATTGCTCGATTACGCCGAGCTCGTGACCATCAACGGATGGTACGAGCCGCCCGTCAGCCTCGCGGGCCTGTCGAAAATCTTCCGATCCGGCACGCATCATGCGTCCGCGATCTACTTCAAACGGAACGTGCTCGCGTCGACGTTCATCCCGCATCCGCTGATGAGCCGCGAGTCGTTCCGACGCTGGGCGCTCGACTGGCTGATTTTCGGCAACGGGTATCAGACGCCCGTGCGGAATCGCATGGGCGGCGTCATGCGCTACGAGCCGCCGCCGGCGAAGTACATGCGGCGCCGTACCGACCTGCAAACCTACGTGCAAACGAACGGCTGGCAGGCCGTGCACGAATTTGACCCTGGCTCCGTCCATCACCTGATCGAAGCGGACGTGAATCAGGAAATCTACGGCGTCCCGGAATATCTTGGTTCGTTGCACGCGGCGATGTTAAACGAGTCGTCGACGCTGTTTCGTCGACGCTACTACGAGAACGGCAGTCACGCCGGCTTCATCCTGTACCTGACCGACGACAAGGCCGAGCAGGACGATATCGACGCACTGCGCGATGCGTTGAAGAGCGCGAAGGGACCGGGCAATTTCCGGAACCTGTTCTACTACGCGCCGGGTGGGAACAAGGACGGGATGCAGTTGATCCCCGTGTCGGAGGTGGCGGCGAAAGACGAGTTCTTCAACATCAAGAACATCACGCGCGACGACTTGCTTGCCGCGCATCGCGTACCGCCGCAATTGCTCGGTATCGTGCCGAGCAATACGGGCGGGTTCGGCGCCGCCGATACGGCGGCCCGCGTATTCGGCCGCAACGAAATCGCGCCGCTACAGGCTCAATTCACGGCGTTCAATGACTGGGCGGGCGATGAGATCGTTCGTTTCGTGCCGTACACCGTTGACGCGGGTGCAAACGGCACCGCCGGCGACATGCCAGCGGCTTAACGGTTGTTCTCGATCAGAGTTCGTCGGGCCGCGTATGGCGCGAACTCAGCACCTCGATGTGTAGAGGATTCACGTCAACCGGGAACGACATCAGCTCGTCAAACTCGCGGAGCTTGACCCACAGGTCACCGCCGCGTGCGTCTGCATCGACGAGCTGAAGGCAGTTTTCCCCTCCGACAACCGGCTCGAACTCTCGCAGCGTGAGCCGTGCGTCATATTCCCCCGCCTCAACGTTGACACGTTGGCGTTGACGCTGGGGATCCAACGGATACCCGGCAAAGGCGTGCGCATGCTGGATACGCACACGGAATGTCATATATTCGAGTATCACAAGGCCATCGGCGTTGATGAAACGCTCATCGACCTGCAAGTCGGTGCCATCCCGCAAAGTGAAGCCGTAACGCTCGATCGCGTCACGCGTGGCACGAAAACGAAAACGCGGCGTGTCTGCCGGATGCTGTGGAGTGTCGAACTCCCACACTGTTACCGTTGGCATGTATTTAGGTCCCTCGGTTTATGCCGGCGGTGCGCCAGCGATCTTAACCCCTGTCAAGCGTGTGCGGCACGGTCGAGCACTTCGCGCGCCGCACGCCCTAATACCTCTTCCGACCACTGATTCACGCTTTCGCCTGCAACGGCCGCCGCGACGCCGACGGCCGCGTGCGTTTCCGGATTGAGGCGCAGCATCAGCTTACCTGACGCCGGCTTTTGCGGCGACCGCCCCAAGCGTTCGCATTCTGCGAGATAGTGGTCGACGGCCACATGAAAATCCTCCTTCAGCTCGGCGACCGTCTCACCGTGAAAGCTGATCTTGTCGTCGACGCCGAGCACGTGCCCGACAAAAATATTGTCGCGGCCGTCGAAATCGACGCGAGCGTAATAGCCCTTGTACGTCATTGCGTTGGTCATGGCTTTATCCCCATTTCGTTGAACCAGTCGCGCACATCCTCAACCTGATAGCGCTTTGCCTCTTTGCCCGGATGCGGGCGATGCAGGTATCGGCGCGTTCCGTTCAGCTCGAAGGCGATGCGCGACCCGGCGCCTTCGTGAATGCTGCCGCCCAACGCGACAACCAAAGCTTCGATATCCGCGAACACGATGCCGCCCAAGGTCGGTTTCGTGTAGATCGCGTTCAGCGTGCGGGCGTGTTTCGTTTTCATGGGATCATGATAGCACATTTTGATATCATTTGATATCGAATGATAGCAAATTCCGCTATCACCGCTTGATGGTCGGCAACGCGATAACGGGCCGCTGGCGCCGCCGGGCGCGCGGGCGTTGCGCTGGCATTCCCGCACGGTCGTGAGCCCGGCAGAGGGGCGGAGATCGCGCGGCCGGGCCGGGTTTACCGCCGGGGCTGGCGCGCGAGCATCCGACCCGGCGCCCGGAAAATCGCAGTCCCCTCCCCGCCTGCCCGCCTCGCTAAATGGGTCGTTTTTGATGCACCGGCCGCCAACCGCGTAAACGCCCACCGGTATGGGGTTTCGGGGATTTCATATGGTGGAATTTTGATGCGGTTTGGTGCGTAAACATGGCGAAATAACGCGCCGGCCTGTGACCCCGGCCGGCGCAGCCGGATTTATCCGCTCCGGCGGCTCGATCGCGCCTCGAAATCGTCGATCAGCCACGACGCGCCGAGCGCGAGCGCGGCATTCCGCGATACGCCCGACGCCTTCGCGACCTGATCGACGCGGGCGAGCAAGTCAGGATCGATATCGATGCTGATTTTCACCTTCGTCCGTCGCGCGGGCGGCGCATCGCTAGCCGGCGCCGGCGGCTCGGTGCGCGCATCAGGCGCCCCGGCAATGAATGCACCGATGGCCGCGCTGTCTCGGGCAGCCGGCTTTCTCGTAATCGACATGTGAACCCCTATCTAATAGATATCGTTTCGATACCGTGTCGATATCCATTAGATATCGGCACGGTATCCGTTAGCGTGCAGCGGCCGCCGGCACGACGCCAAACACGGCGTCTTGCAGTCGCTCGATTTCCGCGCACGCGACCGGATCGCGGCGCGGCATTTCCTCGACGTGCAGGCCGGCCGCGCTGGCGTTGGCGAACGCTTTGCGACGGTGGACGCGATACGGCAGCAATTCCAGGCTCTCATAGCCGCCGATCACCGATTCGGCGTCGCGGTTGTCCGCCCCCTGCACGTCCGCGCAGTTCAGGAACGCGCACGCGCGCAGCGCGCGCACCTTACGCGCTTCGTCGAGCAGCTTCGCCATGTCGTCAAGCGCCCACACGTCGAACGAGCGCGGCATGACCGGTACGAGCACCACGTCCGCGACCATCATGGCCGCGCGAAACGCGCTCGAATCGCGCGCGCCGATATCGATAACGATGTGGTCGAATTTTTGCGCGTTCGCATGGACGATCCGATGCAGTTCTTGACCGTCGTCACAGAACAGAGACGGCAAGGCAGCGCGGCCGGCATCGCAGCGCGCCTGCGCGGCGCCAGCGCTTGAGCCTTGCGGGTCGCCATCGATAAGCCACGCACGCTGACCGGCCAGCAACACGCCGAGCGCAAGCTGTACCGCGATCGTCGATTTGCCGACGCCGCCTTTCGGATTTCCCACGACAACAATCATTGCTCACCCCTATATAGAAACGATATCTACTCGATATCGACGCGATATCACCCCGGTATCACGTCGATATCGCCTCATTGCGCGGCCGCTATACGTCGAGCCGCATCTGTCCGCCCGCCCGTGTCCGCGGTTGCGGCGGTTCGGCGGGCGTCATTTCGAGCCGCGCGCGGTAGGTATGCCCGCACACGACGTTGTCGCACTGGTAGTCGATTTCCCACGCGAGCGGGTCTTTCTGTTCGAGCGAACGCGCGATGCCGCGCGCGCCGCAATGCGGACAGGCGATCGTGAACCTCATCGCGCGTATTCCATCAGGCCGAGCGACGTGCGCGAATCGACGTAACCGTGCAGGCGCGTCGACGGCCGCACGTCGAGCGTCACGTCAGCGCGCGGGCTGGACGCCGGCGACAGCGAATACAAAATCTCGAGCCCGGCCGGCGTCCGGAACTCGCATGCGTCGCACACGAAATAGAGTCGGCGCATCGTCGCCGACATGCCTTCCGTATGGCGTGCCTCGATCTCTTCGCCGCAGCAGGGACAGTTGATCGTCATTCGTGTCATGGTTTCCTCGCTCTACAGGTTCCGTTGACCCCGTTCCGCGTCGCTCACGCCCCCGCTGACGCTGTCACCACTTCCGCGCACCGCGCGGTCGATCGGATCGGCCACCCCTGACCGATCCGACCGCGTACAGTTATTTACACGGGTCCAAGGCGCACGCTGCGCGTGCTCCAAACCCAACTCCCAATCCGCAGCGGCGGTCGGATGCTCGGCCGCCCATTTCGCGTACTCATCGCCCTTGAGCATCAGGTCGGGGATTTCGATACCGTCGACGTTGCGATCGGCATAGCCGCCGCGCGTGATCTCAATATCGAATGTCCCCGTGACCTTCGCCGCCGCCGATCGCGACGCACGCGTGATTTCCCACGTGTAGCGCTTCGACGGCACCGTGACGGTGCGCGGCATCACGTCAATCCAGTTACCGAGCACGTCTCGGACCTTTGCTTCTTCGAAGTACTCGATGCCGACAATGCGCGGCGCACCGTCTTCGCCGTACTGGTTCGGCTGTTCGTTCTCGATCTTCGCAATACGCACGCGGTAGTCGCGGCCGCACGCGACGCCGCCCTGAGCCTGCACGTAGTGATCCCATGCGACCGATGCGTTTTCCCGGCCCTCATAAACGGCTACCTTGTTCACGGCGTTATGCGCAAGCTGGACAAACTTCGGTGCATCGCCCGGTACGGCCTCGACGCGGCGCAGCTCACGCCACACCGAAACCGGCGGGCCGCCGATTTGTTGGAACTGGCGGATACGCCAACGCGTCGCCCACGCCTCGACACGCTCCGAAGTCTCGAACGAATCGTTGCCGTGCAAATCTTTTTCGAGCCGATAGCCGTCGATGTTCTTCGCGACGTATTTCGCGATGTAGCCGGCCGCCGTCCCCTTGGCCGGGTCCATGCGTTTGAGGTCAACGCGCTTTTCCTGCGCACCACGCTCGTCGCCGTCGACCGCAAGGGCATAGCGGCGGATCGTCGATCGAACCGTCGCGTCGTGTTCCTTCGGGTAGAACAGCAGACAGTGCCAATGCGGCGTGCCGTCGTGTTGCGGCTCGGCAATCCGGAACCCGTAGATACAGATACCTTTGCGTGCGAGCGACGCGCGGATTCGCGCCCATGTCTTGCGCAAATGCACCTGGGCCTCTCGGGGTGTCGTGCCGTCCCACTTCGAATTTGCGCGGGGTCGGCCGTAGACCGTCGTCATGCGGTGCATTCGCGACGGGCACGTGAGCGTCCCGAAGAGGCCGGCGTCGCCTGCCGCGATCGCGATGCGCTCGAACCCGTTGATGCGCGTCATCAGTTCCGCGCGGCGAATGGCCTTGTTTGCCATACCTTTCGCGGCGATTTGTGCGAGCGTCAACTCTTGATCAGTTTCGATATTTCGGGCGATCGTCGCATCGAGCGCGGCCGCGTTGCGGTCGTTCTGTTCCTTCCGGTCCCGAACCGATACGTTCGACACGTAGCACTCGCGATCTTTCGCCACAAGGCCGAGCACGATCGCGGCCGATTCCTTCGCCATGCCGTGCGCTTTACGTAGACGACCTTTCCACCATTTCGCGGCGACCATGCGGCGCACGGCCGGGCCGTCCTCATACGTTTTATCTGGCGGGTCGATGTTGTACGCAGCGCAGATCGCGGACAACACGACGCGCTGTTCGAACACGTCCGCGCCGTTTGCTTGCGCTTCCGTCAAGCCTGTCGCACGCAATACGCCTGCGTCGAACGTGCTGCGACGCTGATCGCGCTCAAGCTGAATCAACTTTGTGCGGCAAGCCTCTGCCGCATTCCATGCAATGTCGCAGACTTCATGGTCCGCAGCGACGAGTGGCAATTGCGGGCATGCCGGATGCAGCGATGCGACACTGTCGCGTAACGCTTCGTTCGCCGCGCGGCGGGCTGTACCTTCTGCCGTGACCTTCGAGCGGTTATACGACGTGCGGCGGCGTTCCCACTGCGACAAAAGCCGCATTGCCCACGGGCGCGGCAGGTTCGCCACCAGTGCATTCGCCCATTCGTGATCGTTGCTCGTACGCTTCATTCCGCAATACTGTCCAACAAAACTAGCTCTGCGAGACGCGCGCGTACCACGCACGCATCACCGGCGAGATAGCATTCGACTGTCGCGACGCCGTCTTCAATTTCCGCGATCCGACCACGCATGCCGTCGGCCGATTCTGTTTCTTCTGACTTCGACGACACCATGACGGAGCGGCCGATGCGGAATGCCCGACGCTGATTCACGCGAAACCCCGCGCGATCCGGCTGATCGCCGCCCAATACTGATCAGGCGTCACTGCGTTACGCTCGGGGCAGGACTCATGCGCGGCCGGAAACCGATGATGCACAAGATCGACGAGTGCAGCGCATGCGGCACTGCCGGTCGGCGTCGGGGTGATATGCGAAACGTGGGGCGTCGGTCGGGGCGTGAACGAGATATGCGAATCGCCGAGGTAGCCGATATCGCCGTCGTCGATGCGAAACCCAATTTCAGCGAAGGCGGTCGAGGCGGTCATTTCGGGAACCTCGACACGTATGCGCGCGCCCACGCCTCGACAGCATTCGCCAACACGCCCTTTTCGAACTTTGTGGAGTCGGCAGGAAGGATCAAGCACGCAATGGCGTGCGGATCGGCCTCGGTCGGATTCTCGGCATAGATCGAGATCGACTCATGCAGGTAATCAGCCAAGGTCGTCATCACCACGCCCCCGCCATTCCGCCAAGGTCGAACACGTCGGCCGCGATATCGCGGCCCAGCGAGCACCACGCGAACGTTAGGTGTTGATCTCGACATGCCCGGTATTCATCGATTCGCTCGAGCATCATCGATCGCACCGCCTGACGATAGGTCATCGCCATGATTACGCTCCCAGCCAGTAGAAGAACCGATCGAGCGCACGAGCAACGCGCCAGTTACGTCGAAAATACGGACCTTCCATCGTGAAGCCGCCGAGGCTCGACGGGTGAATGCGGGCGTGTTTCAGGTGGGATAGAGACATGCTTTACTCCTTAAAGTGATTCGTAGTCCGATAGATATGGACTATGAGCGCACCGTTTGGGATGCCGCTTAGATCAGTTAGTGGTTGCGGGCGTAGCGCGGGCCGCAGTGCTGGCGGCGATATACTCGGAGACCTTCATCAACCAATCTTTCGGCGCGGGAACGCCATCGAATCCACCGGCAGTTGCATACTTGAGCCAGTAGCCGAGGATTTCGACGGGGTCGCGCCGTAGTACGCGAGCGAACTTCACATGGAAAAATTCGACGGCGGCAACGGATGGGACCCGATCATTACCACAGTCGATCCGCAGGCCGCTCCATCCGAATTCGACGCACAATTGATTGAATGTCTCGACATCGGTCATCCGGAATCCACGAGCGATTTCCGACGCTCCCGGCCGCGTTTCGTGATCGGCATCCGCAACGAAGCCGGCGCGATCTACCGACGCATCGGCATGTACAGCATGGGAGACGTTTTCAGCCTGAATAACTGGTTTCTCGAAAACGGCTTCGCCGACGAGATCGGAATGCAGCCCATCACGATTGAGGGCTGCGACCATGTTTTTCGCCGTCATGCCTGATCGCCTTCGACAACGATCGCCAAACCGGCCGATCCGACCTCTTCGCTTTCCGGATCGTTGAACCGGTGCGCCAGTCGCATCGCATGCGCGTCCAGCGCAGCGAACAAGTGCGGCAGATCGGAATCTCGCGCCCCGCACGCGGAATCGCACCCGGTTACTGCGCGAATCTCGTCGTCGAGCGCGCCGAGAACAGCGTCGCGAATGTTGTCGCGGAACACTTCAAAGCTGACCGCCTTCTCTTTCATGCCATCACCCCGCCAGCGAGCGACGGGCGGATCGTCCAGATTCGGACGATGCACTGCATCGAGTCCATCAGGGCACGCCATGCGGCATCAGCGGTTTGGCGGGCCAGCACGAGCGGGCTGTAACGCGTTTGTGAAAATTGCAACGAAATGTGCTGCATTTGACTTCCCCTTGTTCAACCCCTGAACGGTGTACTGCGAGAAACATCGCCCCGGCGGCTGGGTAGCTATTCCAGCACCGGCGGGGTTGTGAACCGGTTGCCGGGGCGACAGCCGGATCATATTTCAAGTACCTTGCATATGCAAGAGTCTTGCAATTGCAGGATTCATGCATATTGCACACGCAAGGTACTTGCAGTACCGTTGCAGCGGGTTGAATCAAAAGGGGTTTTCAATGAAGAACTGCGACTACTACCTTGATCTCGCGAAGATCAAGCGGGACTTGCCGTCCGACTACGCACTCGCGAAGTTGCTTGGTGTGAGCCCGTCCGGCATCACCAACTATCGGAAAGGCCGTAGCCACTTCGACGACGCGACTGCGATCAAGATCGCTCACATCTGCGAAATCGAGCCGGCTGAAATCCTCTTCGCGATGCAAGTTGAGCGCGCGAAAAACGACGAGGCTCGCGCCGTGTGGTCTGGGCTTCTGGAAAAATTTTCCAAGGGTTTTCGGTGGCTGGCGCTACCCGCTAACGCTTGTGGGGCCTTGGTCCCGCAGGTGTAACGCCAGCTTTAGTTAGCTACCACTCTGTTGATTATGTCAATTAAATAACCAAGGAAGCGTTACCCCCATCCACTCCGAAAATCGACGCATGA